GAACGATACCGAGTCTGAAAATGACCTAGATGAAGAAGAAGAGTCAAGTGACTCCGAAGAAGATAATACAGTTGAGGATGATACGTCTACCCAAAATACTGATTTGCCTTCTGAAGATGATATTGATTGGGAGTATAAAGTACCCGTCACAGTTGACGGTAAAACTGAATACGTTACCCTAGAAGAAATCCGTAAGGGTTATTCTACTGATCAGCATCTATCTCAAAAGGGGCGTGAATTAGGCGAACTGAAGAAACAGATCGACCAAGAACGAACAGAAAAGTTACAAGAGATTATTCAATTAGGTACAGTTATTAATGAAGAACTTACCGCAGTTGAATCTAATCTTGCACAACAATATCATAAAGTCAAAGGCGAAATCGATAAAGCCCGAGAAGAAGGTGATTCCTACACAGCTAGGGAACTCAAAGAGCAACTTGAAGAAGTACAGGAAAAGTATTGGAATGCACGCAATAAACGTGAACAACAAACTAAAGCTGTAGTCGAAAAAATTCAAGCTCAACAAATAGAACAACAACAAGTGTTACTGAGACAGTATGAGGAAAACATTGTTAACCTTATTCCTGATTATTCAGAAAAAGTTGCTAAGAATATTCGTGAGTTCGCTATTAAAGAAGGTATACCTGAACAACTACTAGAAGCGGTCTATGACCCTAACGTAGTTAAGTTCATTAATGATTATCGTAAACTTAAAACTGCTAAAGAAACAGGTGAAGTTAAAAGAAAGGCATCTCCAAACGTGAAGTCAATCCCATCAAAAAAGGGAAATACGACCTCCCAAAAAGAGAAGCAATCAGTAAACGAAAACCGTTCTAAAGTTCTTACAGGTCAAGGATCTAAACAAGACGAATTAGATTTTCTAAAACGTATTTCTTCAGTGAGCAAAAAACTTTAATTTCTCACTAAAAGGAAAATAACAAATGGCTGGACAAACTTTTGCAACAGGTGGCCCTAAGGCTGCCGCTCGTAGCTCTGCCGCTACGGGTAACGCTGTCAACGCTGGTGAGCGTGAAGACTTAGCGAACTTTATTTCAATGATCTCTCGTGATGAGACACCTTTCTTGTCGTCTATCGGCAAGACTAAAGCTACGGCTGTGTTTCACGAGTGGCAAACAGACGAGTTGGCAGCACCAACTTCTGCTCCTGTAGCCGAGGGTGTATCATACTCTACACAAAATTCTGCACAAGCTGCAGAACCCTTCCGTACACGTTTGGGTAACTATACTCAGATTAACTCTAAGACTGTTACAGTTACTGGCACTAAGCGTGCTGTTGACCAAGCAGGTGTTGCTGACGAATACGCTTACCAGCTCAAAAAGCGTGGTACCGAACTTCGCCGTGACGTTGAGTTTGATTTGACAAACGCTTGGAAGTCGTCTAATGGCTCTGGTACCCGTACTTTTGGTGGCTATCAGTCTTGGATTAACTATACTGCCGCTAGCACAACTCCTGCTACAGCATTAAACGTATTGGCTACTCCCGGTGAGTACACTGCTCCTACTAATCCTGGTGGTGGTGTTTGCGGTACATTCGCTACTGTTACTTCTGCTGACAAAGTCTCCTTGGCTCTGTCACACGTTGACACAGTTATGCAAGGCATTTACGAAAACGGTGGTAAGGCAACTAAATTGATGTTGTCTCCTGCTAACCGTCGTGTGTTCTCTGCTAAGGCTCAGTCTGCAGGTTCTTCTACAAGCAATGCTGGTGACGGTAACGTTCGCCGTAACATTGATGCAGACGGTAAGCTCCGTCAATCAGTTGAAATCTACATGTCTGACTTCGGTGACATCATGGTTGTTCCTAACTACGTAATGGGTATTTCTAATACTGCCGTTTCTGGTTTGGATAACACAGCTAACTTCACAGCATTCGTATATGATCCAATGTGGTTCAGCTACGCTAGCTTGCGTCCTCTGCAAGAAGTTGACCTTGGTCAGCTTGGTGACTCTATCATCGGTCAGATCGTTGAAGAGGGTACTTTGGAATGTCGTAACCCAAAAGGATGTGGCATGATTTTCGGTCTGTCTGGTGCTTAATAGCATTTAACTAACCTATAAGGGAGGTGAGGGAAACCTTGCTTCCCTTTTTAATTGGGACATAAATGGAACACAAAGTTTGTTTAACTTGTTGTAAAGAATTACCTATAGCTTCTTTTTCAAAAAGAAGTATTAAAAGAAAAAATGATTTTCAGCCACATTGCAAAATTTGTAGGTCGGCTAAAAGAAGAGAAGTTGCTAGGCGTAACAAAGCGTTAGCTATTAAATACAAAGGTGGTAAATGCAATGACTGTTTAACTGTTGTTCATCAGGCTGCATTTGAATTTCATCACACAGATCCTTCTACAAAAGCGGATAAAGAACCTACTCATTTTCTTAATGATGGTGTTAATGGTATATCCGATTCAGCTAAACAAGAACTTGATAAATGTGTTTTACTATGTGCTAATTGTCATAGGATCAGACACTTTTCAGACCTAATATAAAGGAACACAAATGGAATTTCTACGAATTACTGCTACAGATGGTACTCGTCAATATATTCCTGATAATCATGTAGTAAACGTTGCTACATCCGCAGACACACTTGATGCTGGTTCTAACTACTCAGCACCTAAGGTTATTCGTGGTAAAATTACTCAGGTGAAATATTATGATGGTGCTAATGCGACAGCTGGAGCTATTGTGGTTGCGGCTACCCCCGCTTTTACAGGTTCTAACACAAAATATGAATATGGTTGTTTTACCAATGACGGTGCTTTCAGCAACTATATGACTAACTAAAATATATAAGAGGACACATGGGCTTTCTATCACAAGACGGAAACAAGAACAGTTTCCAAGTTAAAACTGATGAAGAAAATTTTCAATTAGTACAAGATGTAAGTGCATACAAAGATTATGCCGCACAACAAAGAGAATTAGATTCATTTGCCGCCAACGGTCGGACATACCGTTCATTTGCAATTATCCCTGATATTGTAGCTATTGATATTTTGACTAAGTATGGTCTTGATATTCACGCAGATACATTCATGCATGAACCTGCAAACCTAAGACGATTAAAACAAATTATTGAAACAGATTATCCATTACTTAAAACAAGTAATGTAAGAGCAATCTGATATATTAGGAGAATAATAATATGGCAACACCCCAATATGACGCACTCGTAGCTAAGGTACGTGACTGGTCAAACAAACCCGAAGTAAACACTATTCCAGACAGCGTCATTGAGGATTGCTTAAAGTATTCTGCTGATGAATGCTACCGCACACTTAGAATTCCTCCATTAGAGGCTACAGTAACTTATGTTGTTACTGCTGAAGACAATGAAGGAGAAAATAGTTTAGGATTACCTTATGGTAATGCCTATACATCATTTCTTATTCCTGAAGACCTTACTCAGTTTGTGTATGTACGTACCCTTGCTCAAGAAAACTTAGGTACATCATACTCTACGTTTCCTTCTAATGTAAGTAAAGTATTTAATGAGATAACAGACAGCAGAACATTTTTTGACTTATACAGTGAAAAATATTCTGTATACAATTGGATGTGGCAAGACAACAAGATCTTTATTCACCCACAGTTAGCTGTTGGTGCAGAAGTAGAGATTCACTATTATAGACGTTTACCTGCTCTTAATGCGCAGTATAGCGTATTACCTATTAATTATATTATTAGTTTATCCGATGCTAATCAACCATACTTAGACGTAGTAGCTTCTGGGGGAACTAACTTGTATTTCAGCACATTAGCTGGTGTAAAGAAAGCTTTTGCTACATCTGCAGAAGCAACAGCTTATGCTACTCCTGTTACAACAGTTATGTTTGAAGGTACCGAAGTACCCAATTGGTTACGTGATCAAAATGAAAGACTCCTTATTTGGGGTGGTTTATACAATTTAGGTGCTTATTTATTTGATGATAAAATGGAACAAAGATACCAAATGAAATTTACTGAAAATATCTTTTCCCTTAATAAAGAAGAAAAATGGCGTAGAGCCTCTGGTGGAAATGTCCAAACTAATTTTAATACTGGTGGTCTGATTTAAGGAGTTATTTAATGGCATATGAACAAAAACCGGGAAGTACTACTTCTCAATCAGAAGGTGGAGAATTTGAAAGCAGCGTATCTTCGGGTATTTCTTCATATCCTGTAGTATATCCAACTACATCTAACACAACAGGTGGGTATCAATACAACTCAGGTGTTACAAGTACTGCTGCAGTAGGCGGTGCTTTTGAAGATGCAGGAACCTCTGATTCTTTTTCTTATGAGCAATTAGCGGCTCAAAAAGCAGCTGAAGCTAAACTTAGTGCGGATGCTGCTGCTGCAAGTGCTGCAGGTGCAGACACAAGTGAAGCAAATGCTTTAACTTCAGCAAACTCTGCTACGGCTTCTGCTTCAACAGCAACATCTGCGGCAACAACGGCAACTAATGCGGCAACGTCTGCAACTAATTCAGCTACTACCGCAACATCTGCGTCTGGTGTAGCAACAACAAAGGCGGCTGAGGCTTTAGCAAGTGCTACTAGCGCAAGTACGTCTGCGTCTAATGCATCTACTTCAGCTTCTAACGCATCTACTTCAGCGACTAACGCAAGTAATTCAGCTAGTAGTGCTTCATCTTCAGCTAACACAGCAACTACACAGGCTAACTTAGCTTTTGCCAGTGCAACAACTGCGGGTACTTCAGCTACGTCTGCGGGTATTTCTGCTTCAAATGCGGCTACCTCAGCGTCACAAGCTGAAGGATATAAGAACAGTGCTTTAAGCTATAGCGGTAGTGCTAACCTTTCAGCGATTGATTCACAGGCATATGCAGTGCAGTCTGCGGCTTCTGCCTCTGGTGCGGCTACAAGTGCGTCTAATGCAGACTCATACGCACAGTCTGCTAATGCATCTGCTATTGCGGCTGAAGCGGCTAAGGATGCGGCTCTTGCGGCATATGATAATTTTGATGACAGATATTTGGGTCCTAAAGCAAGTGATCCTACAGTAGATAATGACGGTAATCCCTTGATTATTGGTGCATTGTACTTTAATACAACATCTAATGTGATGAAAGTATATACACCTACAGGGTGGGTTGCGGCATATGTGTCTGCGGCTGGTGTACTTCTTATTGCTAATAATCTTTCAGATGTTGCTGATGTAGCTACTTCAAGAACTAATCTTGGATTAGGTTCTATTGCTACGCAGGGTGCTAATGCTGTGGCCATCACAGGCGGCTCAATAACAGGCATTACAGACCTTGCAGTTGCTGATGGCGGTACAGGTGCATCTACCCTAACAGGCTACGTCAAAGGTAGCGGTACAACCCCATTAACAGCGTCTAGCACGATTCCTAGTGGCGACATTACTGGCTTGGGTACGATGTCAACCCAAGATGCCAACAGCGTAGCCATCACAGGCGGCACGATAAACGGCACAACGATTGGAGCAACAACCCCTGCGGCTGGTACGTTTACTACGCTTACTGCTACTGGTTCTGGTGCTTTTGGAACAACTGTTTCAGGCATAAGCCGCTTAGTTGTAAAAGGAGGTGCTTCTGCTCAATGCTTCCGTGTAGAAGGTGTTTCTGGTGGTTTTGTAAACCTTGATATGGTTGGAAACAGAACATCTGGAAACCTTGGTGGGTTACGTGCTTTCTACGAAACCGACTCTAATGAATTCTTTGGCATATATCCACAAGCCACAAAAGTAAATACGTTTTTTAATTTAGGTAATGGCAGTAGTGCGGTTACAACTCAATTTGTGCTTTCCCACACCGCATCAGCAGTCAATTACGTTCAGGTGACTGGTGCGGCTACTGGTGGACACCCAACAATTAGTTCACAGGGTTCAGATTCAAATGCTCGTTTGATTCTTAATGCAAAAGGCACATCAAGCGGTATTGATTTACTGATGAACAATGCAAGGCAAATGTTCATTGGAACAAATGGTTCAGCAGTTAACTATTTACAAACAGGTGGTACGACTTCTGGCATTGGTTTGGCTTTACAAGCCCAAGGCTCAGACACCAACATCTCCCAAGTATTCCAATCCAAAGGAACAGGAGCAATAGACCTAGCCGCTGGTAGTTCAGGGGTGAATATCTCTAATGGTGGTACTGTTACTGCTATTACAAGGACTGCACAAGGTTCTGGTTACACATCTACTCCATCTGTAGCAATCACAGCCCCAACAACTGCGGGTGGCGTACAAGCAACAGCAACAGCATTGATGATTGCTTTTGGTAACTCACCAACAATTACATCAGGCGGTACTGGTTATACAGTTAGTGATGTTTTGACTGTTACTGGTGGTACTTTTGCATCAGCAGTAACTATTACTGTTACTTCTGTTTCTGGTGGCGTTATTACTGGCGCAAATTACACGGGTTTTGGAAATTACACAGTATTGCCATCTAATCCAGTTTCAGTTACTGGCGGTACTGGTTCTGGCGCAACTTTTACAATTTCTTGGGGTGTTAATGCGTACACCATCACCAACGCAGGTTCAGGCTATGTAGAACAACCAACAGTAAGTTTCTCTGGTGGCGGTGGTAGTGGTGCGGCGGCGTTTGCAATTGTTGGCTCTCAATCAATCATTAAAGGCATTGGCACAAGTAGCGGGACTATTAGCAACCAATCAGTCATGTTTCAGACACCCTCTGGAAACTCACTTTTGCTTCGTGACCCAAATCAAGCAACCCCTGATGCTCATTTAATGATGCAAGCAACCGCAAGTGGCTATGGAATTCTTGTGGCAGAAGGAAGCAACGCTAATGCAAGTTTGTTTGTTGGCGCAAAAGGTTCAGGAAGTGTTCGTTTTAGTACAAGTGGAACAACTTTAACAGAACAGATGCGTATAGCCCACACAGCCTCTGCTGTGAACTACGTACAGGTTACAGGTAACGCTACAGGCTCAAGACCCACAATTAGTTCTCAAGGTTCAGACACAAATATAAACTTGGCGTACTCATCAAAAGGCACAGGTGGGCATGACTTTTATACGTCTGGAGGAAGTTTTTCAAGACAATTTACTGTTTTGCATACGGCTGGCACAATTGTTAACTACGCAACTGTTACAGGCTCTGCTACAGGGTCTGGTGTTGTTTTTTCTGCCGCAGGGACAGACACAAACATAGACCTAAACCTGAATTCCAAGGGTACTGGTGCTGTTAACTTAAACACTGGTGGTGGTACACAGTTTTCTGTTGCTAATACAGCAAGCGCAACAAATTATTTTGCTACAACTGGCTCTAATGGTGGAACTCCTGCTTTGTATTCAGTAGGCGCAAGCACAAACATTGGCGCAAACTTTGTAAGCAAAGGCACAGGCTCACTTGCTTTTTATACTAATGGTAGCGTTGCTCAATTAAACATTACCCACACAGCCAGCGCAGTCAATTATTTACAAGCAACAGGCTCTGCCACAGGCTCAGGCGTTACCTTATCCGCACAAGGTTCAGACACAAACATAGACATCAACCTAGTACCAAAGGGTACAGGCTCTACTGTCTATACAGGCGGTGTAACTGTCAATGGAACGCTGACTGCTCAAACAGCAACACTTAGAAATACACAAAACTTAATAACATATTCTGAAGATTTAACTAATGCAGTTTGGGGTGGCGCAGGAACAACAGCCTCTATTATTTCAACTGTTTTTGCTTCTAATACAAGTCAATTAGTTCAAACTGGTTCTGGGTATTGGAGTACAAATGCATCAACCATCACAGGAACTGTTTTAGGTAAAACTTATGTTATGTCCGCTTGGTTATGGACAACAACGGACGTAGGAAAAGTTGTAGGACTAAGGGCGGCGGCTACCTCCGGCGGCAGTGGAACTGTACTTTCTGTTACTTTAACTTCTACGCCAACAAGATACAGTATTGCGGCAACGTACACATCTTCAGACGCATTTCCACAATTTGTTTTTGATAATAGAAGTTTTGCTGGTGCTGATGGTCTTGCTAAAACATATTTAGTCTGGGGAGCGCAAGTTGAAGAAGCGCCCACAGTTGGAACTTATGTAAAAACAATTGCTTCAGCTATTTATAACGTACCATCATTATCATTCAATAGTGTTTCAACTATTGCATTAGATGCTTCAGGTAACCTTTCATTACAACCTGCTGGTACTGGTGCATTACAAGCACAGGCTACTACATCATCTGCTGTGGGTGGTAATGCTAGGGGTGCTAATGCGGTGGATTGGCAGACTACACGAGATGTTGCGGCACGAGTAGCAAGTGGTGGTGGCTCTGTTGTAAGCGGTGGTTATGCAAATACAGCCTCTATTGGTTATAGCGTTGTATCAGGCGGTTTTAATAATACTGCTGGCTATCTTAGCTCTGTAGTTGGCGGTCAATCAAACGTATCAAGCGGCACTGGTCATAGCGGAATTGTTGCTGGATTTTCAAATACTGCTTCAGGTTATTACAACTTTATAGGCGGCGGAGCGAATAACTCTGGGACATCTAGTTCTGTTGTAACAACTCAAAGTGGAACAATGAATGGCACAACTGCCGTAACTTTGTCAGGCTCAAATGCCAACATCAAAGTTGGTCAGTTTATTTCTGGGACATCTATTGCAGACAGAACCTACGTTGCCGCCATCTCTGGCACTTCATTGACACTGAGCCAAAACGCAAGCGGTTCATCTACAAACACACTCAATTTCTACACACCACACGGAGTAGTAGTAGGCGGGGGCAACAATCAGGCCACAGGTGCATACAGCGTTATTTTGGGCGGGGGCGACGCAGGGACTGCGGCTAATCGTAATGTGGCTAGTGGGGATTGGTCTGTTGTAGCAGGGGGTCGTAGAAATACCGCAAGTGGTATTTCATCTTTTGTTGGCGGTGGCGGTGTTTATATAGGCGCACCTCAAACAAATTTTGGACACACAGCAAGTGGGCCACATTCCGCAATTGTTGGTGGTCTTTCTAATGTAGCAAGCGGTGAGTCATCTTTTGTTGGTGGTGGATACGGTAATAGTGCAAGCAATACATATTCCACTGTTGTTGGTGGAACAATAAATAATGCAAACGGCACTGGTAGTTCAATACTAGGTGGTTATTACGGAACTGCCAGAAGTATTAACGGATATATGGTTTTTCCTGCTTGTGTTGCACCTATTGTTGGCTCTTCTGGAGTGTCTCAAAGTGGGTTGTTAATACTTGCAAAAGAAACAACAACCGCAACACCTACTGTTTTAACTTCAGACATCAATGCTTCTGCATCCACAACAAACCAGATTATCCTACCCAACAACTCTGCATACTATTTCAAAGGCTCTGTCATTGCTAACGTAACAGGTGCGGCTAATGGTGCTTCGTGGTCTTTTGAAGGTGCAATCATGCGAGGTGCTAATGCGGCTTCGACTGTATTAATTGGAGTACCCGCAGTAAATCGTATTGCGGCATCTAGCGGAGCAACAGCATGGACAATAGCTTTAACCGCAGATACTACCAATGGTGGTCTTGCGGTAACGGTAACAGGGGCGGCATCAACGACTATACGCTGGGTCTGCAAGGTTGAGACAACAGAGGTCACATTTTAATGAATAATTATTATAAGGAGGTCATTATATGGCTATCAATCTTGACCACGTAACGGAACAAATTACAGTAACTGATACTGCGGCTAATGCTGACTTGACTTTAGTTAGCAAGGGTACTGGTGTTGTTAATTTAAACACTGGCAATGGTACGCAATTTAGGGTTGGCGACACTTTTGCGGGCGGTACTGCAACAAACTTTTATAAAGCGCAAGGTACTGCTGGTGGTGGCGTTGTTCTTGTTGCAGATGGTGCTTCAACAAACATCCCATCATATTTAGCCTCAAAAGGCACAAGCCCTGTAATTTTTACAACAGGAGGTGTTAGTGTAGACCAGATGCGTGTAGCCCACACAGCCTCCGCAGTCAATTACGTCCAAGCAACAGGCGGAGTTACTGGTGTTGGCGTAGCTCTTTCTGCTCAAGGTAGCGACAGCAATATAGCAATGCTGTTTCAAGCAAAAGGTACTCAATTTCATTTGTTTCAAACAAATGGAGCCAATCAATTTGGTGTTGCGCCTACTGCATCAGCAGTCAATTACGTTCAAGTAACGGGGTCAAGTACTGGTTTTGCGCCTTATTTTATTACTCAAGGTTCAGACACAAATATAAGTTTTGCTTACTCAGCAAAAGGCACGGGAGCACATGATTTTTATACCAATGGGTTTAGTTTTGCCCAACAGTTAAAAATTGCCCACACAGCCTCTGCTGTTAATTATGTACAAGTTTCTGGGTCGGCTACTGGCGGAAGCCCTGCAATTTCAGCAGTAGGCTCTGATGCCAGCGTAGGGTTAAGCATATCTAGCAAAAGTAACGCAAACATAATATTTAATTCTGGCGGTACAACTAGAGCAATAATTGACCCGTTTGGTGGAGTATTTCTTGGCGTATCGTTTAGTGGTGGTGTTGCTTTTCAAGCCCTTGCTTTATCAAATCAAGTAAACTTTATTCGAGCCGCAGGAGCGGCAACAGGTTCAGACCCAGTAATTTCAGCGCAAGGTTCTGACACCAATATTGATTTAGTACTACAACCAAAAGGTACTGGTGCGCTACAGGCTCAACTAACAGATTCCACAGCAACAGGTGGTAATGCCCGTGGTACTAATGCGGTGGATTGGCAGACAAGTAGGGGTTCTGCGTCAATGGTTGCAAGTGGTTCAAATTCTGTTTTAGTTGGTGGACAAAACAATACTTCTAGTTCTTACGCATCTTTTTTGGGCGCTGGTGCAAATAATTACTCACAAGCATCAAATTCATTTGTAGGTGCTGGCAATTCAAATTTAGTTAATCTTTCTGGTATTTATGCGGCTATTGTTGCTGGTAATGGAAATACTGTTCAAGGGTATGCAAACTTTGTTGGTGCTGGTACAAATAACTCAGGCACATCTGGTTCTGCGGTAACAACACAGTCTGCAACTATGAATGGAACTACGGCAGTTACTTTGTCTGGTTCTAATGCTTCAATTAAAGTTGGTCAGCTAATCGCAGGAACATCTATTGCAGGTGAAACCTATGTAGCCGCTATTTCTGGAACATCACTTACTCTTTCAAAAGTAGCATCAGGTTCATCTACAAGCACTTTATCTTTCTTTACTCCACACGGTGTAGTGGTAGGTGGTGGAAACAACACCGCTACTGGTTCATATTCTTTTATTGGCGGTGGTGGTGATGCGGGAACGGCTGGTAACAGGAATGTTGCTAGTGGTGGGTGGTCGTCTGTTTTAGGTGGATTAAAAAATACAGCTTCAGGAGTAGGTTCAGTTGTTTGTGGCGGTGGAACTTATGATGGCGCAAATGGTGGTGGAAATACTGCTAGTGGTTTAGGTGCATTTGTTGGTGCTGGATGGGGCAGTTTAGCAACAGCAGATGGTTCATCTGTTTTAGGTTCTGGAAATGCAGCAATTTCTAAATTTTCAACAGCAATGGGGCAGTATTCTAATACTAGGGGAATAATTGGAAATTTTGTAATATCTCCTTGTGATGCCCCTATGAGTGCGTTATATACAAATCAAATCGCATTTTTAGTGCTTGCTCGTCAAACCACAGACGCTACGCCAACAGTTCTTACTTCAAATAGTTCTGCCGCTTCTACAAACAACCAAGTAATCCTACCCAACAACTCAGCCTATTTCTTCACAGGAGAAGTAGTAGCAGGCGTTACAGGTGGTGGAAACACTAAAGGATGGACTATTGAGGGTGTCATCAAGCGTGGTGCTAATGCCGCCGCTACTACCCTTGTAGGCTCTACAGTCACATCCATGTACGCTGACGTAGGTGCGGCAACGTGGACAATAGCAGTTACAGCAGATACTACCAATGGCGGTTTAGCAGTAACATTCACTGGACAAGCGGCAACAACTATTCGTTGTGTAGCTCAGATCCGTACAACAGAAATGACTTATTAAGGAGCTATATATGGCACTACAAATTACAGCAACAAACAATACCAATGGACAGTCTGAGGTACAAGCTTACGCTAGGATCACAAACTTCTTTGGTACTAAGGATCAACTTCAAGTTCAAGTTGAGATTCACGCAACAGAGGAAGCTCGTAAAGCGGGTTGGCCCTCTATTCAACAACAAGCCCACTATATTAACATGGAAGATCTGTCAGGCGACTTGATCCCAGCTATATATGGTGTACTCAAAACATTTACTCAATACGCTGGTGCAACAGACGTATAATACAGGACATATATGAAACTCGAATTAGACGATAACACAGTAAACTTTATTCAACAAGTACTTGGAGAACTACCTACTAAGACAGGTGCTTTCCTTGTTATGAATGAGATTGCCCGTCAAGTGCAAGAACAAACACCTAAAAATCAGGAGATCGTTGATGTATAATTGGACAGTAAATTCTTTACAGGTTATGAATGAACCTGAACCACAAACAGTAGTGATGTCTAACTTTACTATTGCTAAAGATGGTCAACAGGTTAACTATTCTGTTAACCTCCTACCAGCAAACCCTGATGACTTCACCCCATTTAATGAGATCACTCAAGAACAAGCTTTGGCTTGGACTAAGAGTGCCTTGGGTGAAACCCGTGTTAATGCTATGCAGAATGAAGTTGATCTTCTTATTGCACAAGCTAATGTACCTACACCACAGCCAGCACCTCTTCCTTGGAGTGCTTAATCAAGTAATTGTAAATGGATGAGGTAAGCCATACACAAATATACGAACGACTACTTGCTGTTGAAGCCAAAGTAGATAAGCTGGACAAGAGTACTGAAACTGTTGTCCAAGCTTTTAATGCTGCTCAAGGTGCTTTCCTTGTGTTAGAATGGATTGCCAAAGCAGTTAAACCAATTATTATTGTTGGTGCTTTCTTTGGTGCAATATGGCTAGCTATAGATAACAAGATACATAAGTAATGTTCTTAACTTCTGTAATACTTTTAATAGCCTTAGAAGCACCAGTAAAAGAAGATAAATATAGATGTATTAAGTGGACGTGGTACGGTGATGTATACAACCGTGTTGTTATTTGTTTAGAATGGAAAAAGGTAAATAAGAAATGATTGATCCTATTACAGCGCTAGCCGCAATCCAGTCTGCAGTAGCCTTAGTTAAAAAGGTTTCTAAAACAATAGACGATGTATCATCACTAGGACCCGTATTAGGTAAGTACTTTGATGCTAAAAGTACAGCTACAAAAGCTGTAGTACAAGCAAAGAATGATCCTAAGAAATCTAGTATGGGTACTGCTATCCAGATAGAAATGGCGTTAGATCAAGCCATACAGTTTGAAAAAGAATTACAACTACTTTTTATGCAAGCTGGTAAAATAGATGTATGGAATAAAATTAAAGCAAGATCTCAAGCAATGGATATTGAAGATGCTCATGCTACAAGAAAAGCAAAAGAAGCAGAATTAAAAAGAAAGAAAGAATTAAGTGAAGCAATAGAGTTTTATCTTATGCTTTCTGTTATTATAGTTTCTTTATTAGGTATTGCTTGGGGTATATATGAAATACTATACTATTGTAGTATTAACGTTTGTGGAAGGTAAATTATATGTTTGAAATGTTAAGCGGCGGTATTCTTGGATCACTACTTGGTGGTGTATTTCGACTAGCCCCTGAAGTTCTTAAGTGGATGGATAAGAAAGATGAACGTTCACATGAGCTTAATATGTTTAAGTTTCAGTGTGACTTAGAAGCTCAACGAGGACAACAAAAGTTATCTGAGATTGGTGCACAACGAGATGCCGCTATTGATGTAGGTGTTATGGGTGCTTTCCAGTCTGCTATTGAACAACAAGCGGATATGGTTAAGGCATCTGGTAGTAGCTTTGTAGCTGCTCTATCAGCTTCAGTACGACCTGTAGTGACATACTGGATTTTAATCCTATGGTCATTTGTTCATATTTGGTTGTCATGGAACGCATGGTCAACAGGTATGCCTCCAGTAGACGTATTTAAAGTAATGATGTCAGCAGACTTCTCTGCTCTTGTCTCTGGTACTTTAAACTATTGGTTCCTTGATCGCACATTGAATAAGCGTGGACTATGAATTTAACTATAGCCGCAGACTTGTGTAAACATTTTGAAGGCTTTAGTTCTAAGCCTTACATGTGTCCTGCTAATGTAGCCACAATAGGTTACGGCAGTACATACTATGCTGACGGTAGAAAGGTAACGCTTCAGGATCCTCCTATGAGTGAGCCTGAGGCTTATGAGCTTCTGCTTAAAGAATTACATCATACTTATTTACCCGGAACACTTAAGTATTGTCCTGTGCTAGCCACAGATGAGAAAAAATTAAATGCCATTGTTGACTTCTGTTATAACTTAGGTGTTGGTAGATTACAGACAAGTACATTAAGACGTAAGATTAATGAACAAGACTGGGAAGCCGCTAAGGATGAGTTAAAGAAATGGAATAAGGGTGGTGGTAAGGTGTTAGCTGGCCTAGATAAAAGACGTAAAGCTGAATGCCAATTACTCGGTACCTAATAGTATAAAAAGGATATTTCATGGCAGAACAAATAAAAGACCTTGGTAAGGGAGGTTTGAACACAGACCTTGCACCTGTAATTGTACCTATGAATACATTTACAGACGTCATGAACGTAAGGTTTGATGACGATTCAGTACAAACAATTACTGGAGAAACAACTTCTAGGGTAGTAGCTATTGGTCCTGACTATGGTATCCATTGGAGACGACCAGATCAAGGATATAATATCTTTGCTAAGAATGGTAACATTGTCAGAGTAGACTCTGCTGGAAGTGCTTCCAGTATGTTTACTAGTGGGGATGCATTGTACAATAACAGTGATTGGCAAGGTACTACCTTTAATGGTGGCTTTGCTATTATTCTTAACAACGGTATGACAACACCACTGTATTGTTTATATGGTAGCGCAACAGCTGGATCTTCATTTCAACCTTTACCCGGATGGAACTACATTGCTGGTATTACAGTAACAGCTAAGGTTATCAGATCACTTAACTTCTCTCTTGTTGCGGCTAATTTAAGTCTGACTCAGAGTGGTATAACAACATATGCCCCAGGAACTATTCGTGTTTCTGTTCAGGCTCCTACAGGTAACATTCCTCAGGTATGGCAACCCGGAACAACAACAGACACAGCTGATGAGTTTGAGTTAAGCTCTACTTCTCCCGTACTCGATATGGCTCTGCTAAGAGGAAACATGTTTGTGTATTCCTCAGACAGTATTAATATATTGTCTATAGGTAACATTAGTAAGGTAACAAACTATTCTAACTCATACGGTATTCTTAATACAGACTGTGTATGTGAGTTTGATGGTAAACATTTTGTAGTAGACCGTAATGATATCTATATTCATAATGGTTCTGGAGAGATTAATTCTCTTGCAGACTTTAGGATTAAAAAGTATTTCTTTTCTAACCTTAATACAAATGCTATTGATAAAGTTCATATTGTAAAGAATCCATTCTATAAAGAAATCTGGATATGTTATCCTAAAGCATCATCTACCATATGTACTGAAGCATTAATATATAATTATAAAAATAATACATGGACAAAAAGAGCATTAGGTAATGTTACTTATGCTTTCTCAGGACCAGCTAATGCCAGTAGTCAATTCCAATATGGTAAACAAGTAGTATACATGACTACTAATACAACACAAACATTAATTACAAATGAAGGTTATCAGATGTGGAATGGAACTGCTCTTGCAGGATTCACTTCATATGTAGAGAAAAGAAAACTTAATACAGGTGACACAACAGGCAGTACGCTTATCAGTTCTATATACCCTATCTTTGATATGGTACCTGTTGACGCTAATATAACAATCAGTGTTCTTGGTCAAAGTAATCTTATAAGTACTCCAGCGTATACGTCTGCAGATCAATTTATATTTCAACCTAGTAATGACAAAGCTCAAGGATACAAAGTAGATCCACGAGTTAATGGTCGGCTTATGAACTTTAGAATATCCTCAACAAACTATTGGAGACTTCCAATTATTGCTTTCGATGTAAGACCAGCAGACAGGAGATAATATGTTTAACCCGCCTATTACTGGTAATGGTGAGCTTGATGCTTACCTTGCTCAATTAGCTCTTGAGACAGATGCTAACAATGGGGTCTTAGTAGACTCTAATACAGGAAAGATTTATGATGGTAACACAGGGAATATTCTCTACTACTTGTATCAATACATTCAAGTTAAATATGCTGATGACAACATTGGTACTAACCTTTCTAACTCACCTACTAATAAGCTTTTCTTTGGTATTAACAATAATGCATCAACAACAGAATCAACTAACCCAGCTGATTACACTTGGTATTTAGCCTCTGGTGGATTTAGTACTAATAAGTTTTTATTTTATTTGGTTAATGGTGGTCGGCAGATTTTGTTTGCTGTTGCTACTTCTGCACCAAGTTCTTCTTACGTAGTTGACTCAGGATCAGCCATTGACCTTGATGTTGTTACTGCTTCAACGGCTAATGCTGCTGCAGCCGCAGCTCAATCAACGGCTACTGCAGCTCAGTCTACTGCTAATACTGCTGTATCTAATGCGGCTACTGCACAAAGTACTGCTGACTCCGCAGTAAGTGGGTTGTCTGGTAAATTAAATAAAAGTGCTTCAGACATTCTTAGTGGAGATATTACATTTAATTCAGCTGGTGGATTCAAGACTGGTACTATTGCTATTGACGGCTCAGGTAATGTTACAGGAGCTGGTGTAGCATTTACTAGCAAAGGTATTACAGGTAGAACAGCGGGTGCCACTACTTTTACTATTGAATCTACAACAGGTAATGCTACTTTTAAAGGAGACATTAATACTGATGGTGATGCTATATTTAAAGGATCTAACCCTCAATTATCTTTCCCTATTGATGTAGCTGGTATAACTTATTTTACTGATTATACTGTGTATGGTGAAGCTATTACACCTGCTGCTTCCTCTTCATTAGTTAGAACTGGTATTCTAGGAGTAGCAGATGCTAATGTAGGAATTTTTAATGTTGGCGTTGTAGGCGTTGGTGCTGATAGATCAAGTTTTTCTGGTATGGTAAGAGGAATAGGTGTTGTTGGCCAAGGTGATTTTATTGGTGGGACTTTTAATAGTAGCAAAAATATAGGAACGGCTCTTGTTGCTAACCATTCTTTATCCCCTTATCATCCTGCCTTTTATATTGTTCAAGGACAATTTATATGGGGTTCTTATACTATTGCTCAACCAACAGGTTCAACAAGTACATTTCTTCGTAACGATGGTCAATGGGCAACACCCTCTGGTGGTTCAGGAACAGTTACAAGTGTAAGTGGTACAGGATCTGTGTCTGGTTTAACGTTATCAGGTACAGTAACAACATCTGGTAATTTAACTTTAGGCGGTTCTTTATCTTTAAATAGTGGAGACGTAACGGGTGCATTAGGATATACACCATATTCTAATTCTAATCCAAGCGGTTTTGTTACTTCAAGCGGATCAGTAGCTTATGCAACAAATGCAGGATCAGCTACTTATGCTACAAGTGCAGGATCAGCTAGCACAGCTTCTTATGCTACAAGTGCAGGATCAGCTAGCACAGCTTCTTATGCTACAAGTGCAGGATCAGCTTCTTATGCTGCAAATGCAGGAGATTCTAGTGGTCTTGGTGGTGTTAATTCTTCAAGCTGGGCAAGGATTTTTGTAGGAGATACTGGTACGGGTAATGCAGCTGGTGCAGGTATGAACTTTAATTG